TCAATATTGTCTGGACTACCATGACCATAACTTACAATAAATCTTTTCTTACCACCATCTATTAACCAATATGTCTGCCAATACCTAACAATAGTTCCATTTGGCATATATTCAAGGTCTGTTGATTGAGCTTGTTCAGTTGCAGTAATTTCAGGAGTTGGTACAAATCCACTTAATTTACTACCTCTTAATCCTGGTCCATTTTGTGGTGCATTAGTATTTGAATAAACATCACTAAGAACTTCTGTAAAATTTGGTGTCATTATAGTTACAGTAGGATTATAAGTTCCATCAGTATCATATGTATGATTTGCAAATGGTGTATCAGTAATTTCAGTATGACCACATCCAAAATCAAAATGATATCTTATACCAGGTGTTATTAAATTTGGTATAGGTTGATAACCCTCAAAGTCATGACCACCTAAAGTTTTTTGTGTAGATTCATCTTTTACTACATACCTAACAGCCATAGGGAAACCAGATTCTTTTAAATCATAGGCTTCAATATATGATGATGGAATTGGATCTTCCAATGACCAATTTGGATTCTCAGTTGTATCTGTTTGTTCAGTATATCCTACTATAAATGCATCTTTAACTTCAAGTGTTCCACCCACATATTTATCATGAAATCCAGGATCAATATTTGCCTTAGAATCAAATTCAAACCCAAGTGTTGCTGCAGATTCGTATTTACCTACTCCAGTTACGGTATCACCACCAGGAGTTACATTCTTAATTGGTTTGTACATACCATATTCATTACCTAAATCAAAAAATTCTTCTTTATATTTGTTTAGATTAATAACTTGTGGTGCTAATCTTACTTCTTTTCTATCAGCGGATATGGTATCAATAAAAAATTTATATTCTTTTATATCAAGTTCTTGAGCTCGACTTCCATCTACTGGTGGTTTTTCACCAACAAAAGCCTTTCCATCCTCATCAACATAAAAAGAACCCATAGGTACACCAGTAATCTGTGGATTTCCACTATGAACAACTCCCGACTCATCACCCACAGTTTTAGTTAATATAACTTCATCTGCTCCTGCTATTCTTCTATGAAAAAAGTATTTTACTTTAAAATCACCACGAGTAAAACCAATTCTTCTTAAATCATTTCCAGGTTTTACTAATATCTTATCATCTTTATTCTCAAAATCTTCACTTGTTCCAGATTTCAAATATCTATCACTCATATCATAAACATGAAATTGAATATAATCTTTTACACTATTACCAAAGGCAGGAGCATAAGGACCACCACTTCCCCCAAGTATAGAAGTACTTTCTTTCTTTAAAAGTTTATAATCTTTTTCTTTTAAATGTGTAAGTTCTCTTGGCATATTATATAAGTTCCTTTATTTCTGTATCTAAAACTTTACTTTTAACTTCTCCAGTATGATATAAAGGTGAATTTTTTTCGATAGGAATTTTTTGGTCAGGTCTTTCATAATTTAAGCCCGTATCTGGATCTTCAAAAGCAAGAAATGTTCCAGCATCATTTCGTAATGGTACTATTGGGGCTACATCCATTAATCCTAATGTCTCATCCCATATTTGTACGGTATCATTAAAGGTTTCGGCTTGTTCTAATTTCTTTTGATATTCTACTCTATCTTGTTCATGTAATTTTTGCCAAAACTCATTTTTTTTCAATTCTTCTTTTGTATATGGCATTTTTTATCTCACAACTTTAAACGAATGTTTCTCATCAAAATATTGAATTGTTTCATCCACCGTTCCACTACCACTAATAATTTTATATTCTATCCTATAAAATCTTTCTGATTGTAATCCATTCATCCAAAAATTAAAATAGTTTCCAGTTGAATCACAACTTACTATTGAACCACTACCAAATGGAATAATAATATCCTCTGTATAGGCATCTTTAATTTGATAATATGTACTACCACTCGGTAGATATTTTGCTGTAGTATATCCAGTCTGATATAAATCTGTTGATGAATATGACCTTTCAGGATACATTTCTCTACCAACAACTCTAAATTTTACTTTCGAATTTTCTTTATATTTGTCTCTAAATCCCCTCATATAAACTGTCATATCTTCTAAATTTGCAGAAGTAAGTGCTGACAGAGAACCTGTTGCCCACTTTGAATCATCCCAAACTACTTCTAACTTTGGTGGATAAATTGTATGTGTTTCACTTGAAAAGAAACTAAAATTTCCATAATGTGTAGTATTTCCTTCTTCTACATTTGAATTTTGATTACCTATACTACCACTTCTTTTTACCATAAATCCTTCATTTGAATATGAAGAACCACTATAAATCCAATTCTTTACAATACCAGTTACATCCATTCTAACATCTGCTGCTTCATGTGTAAATGATTGAGAACCTTCTAAACTATATTGACCTGTTGAACCACTATACCAAGTTCCACCTGATGCAGAAACTTCATTCCATTGTGTTCTTGTGGTAGAATTATCTTTCCATTTCCAACCAGCCCCATCTTCAATAATAGGATTTGAATCTCGTTTTCCTGAACCATTTGTCCAAGATTGACTAACTGGATATGCATATAGATATTGAGATACATTTAATGCCTCAGAATTGGCATCATATAAATTTAAATAAAAAGTAGGATTTGTTATAATACCATCAACAATAGATTGAGAAATAGTAGTTAAATCAAATTTAATTAATGCTCTGGAAATTTTTATTACCGTTCCAGCATCATTCATATCTTTTCTTACTTCTAATATTTCATCAAGACTTGTGTTTTGACTACCACTATCTTCATAAAGTGTAGTATCTTTTGTTGGGAACTCAAAATAATGCATTCATTTTCTCCATTTAAAACATAACACCAACAGAATCACCTACCGCTCTTCCCTCAATATCTGAATTAGGATGTTTTAATTCAAATATGGATGGGTCTAACGAAGGATATACAATTCCATCTTTTGTTGCGTAATTTATATCATATACATTCCCAGAATATCCATCTGCTGTTTGCCACTTATTAGTAATTAATACAGGCTGATTGTGTGGATTATCTTCTGCAGGTGGAACGACCGCCCCTACACCATCTACCAACGATAGTTGATATGCTAATTCTGCAATAATTATTGGTTGGTTAATTTGCCATCTATCAGTATTAAAAAATTCTTTTACTCTTTCAATACATTTTAAAGTAACTTCAGATTTATTAAACCCTTTTCTAGCTATAAATCCAAACTTTACTCCTATATTAATAATCCATGCATTTTTAATATTAATTGCATCTGTTACTACTCTATATTGACTAAGATATGTCTTTAAATTTTCTTTTACAGCTGTATTTAATTGAGTAAGTTTTTTATCTGCATCATATCCAAGTGTATAAAGATTTAACGCCATTGGATTTGGAAGTCTTTTAATAGATGATTGTATATCTTTGGTTTTAAGTTGGTCTAAATTTCTCTCATCAACAAATATATTTGAACCATCAGAAGTTTCCTTTTGCATAGATGGAATATTTAATTGTTCATCTTGTACAATATATGCTTTTGCTACTCCACCATATTTTGCATTCATAGCATAAGTTCGTGTTATGTAATCTTCCTTTGTTACAATTCTACCTTGTGCCTGAAAATATGCTAAAGCATTTTGTTTAATTTCTGTTACTGATTCTGATGATTTTCCACCAGTTGCTGGGTACGGATTGGTAGCTGCAACTGAATTTTGTGCAGTGGTAACTGCGTCTGCATCAAGTCCAGCAGTCTCTTGTGTAAAATTAACATCAGTTAAATTTGTTATACTATCTTGTGGTACATTATCTCCAGTTCCACCACCATAAGAATATTTTATTGTTAAAGTTGTATTTGCTGGTGCCTGTCCATAAGCTTCTGTTTTTAGAAAATTTGCTGGATCAAAATAGGTATCAAGGTAACTTGGACTTCCAGGTAAATTAGAACCAACTGAATTTGGATTTGGAATAATTTCTTCATCTGGACTATCTGATATACCCGAACCAAATCTTAATTCCGTTGAACCATCTTGTACAATATATGTAACAAATCGTCTTGGTGTCTTTTTTAATTTTAACAAATATGGTGACTGGTCACTATACTGACTCAAACTTGGATCATTAGCTGCGGTATTTTCTACATCTATATATGTTGTATCTTGTGCTAAATATGGAACTTCATACCACTTGTTACTATCACTATCTGTTACTGATATTATTTCTGTAACTCCTTTTTGTGCTAATTTTATTCTTGGATATGTTTCTGCTGCACCAAAATCAAAATATTCCGTTTTAATAGTTCCACTTTTAGCTCTTATAGTTTTTTTCAATAAATAATATGATGGTACATTATTAGATGAATCAACCTCATAAATATCTATGTCTAATGGATCAAATGAACTTGAATATTTAAAATTACAATCTTCTAAAGTTCTAAAAATAGTTCCATTTGCAGCAGTTATTAATGTACCTTCATTTACGGTTAATGCATAATTCATATCTGGCTTAACTGCAGTACCTGTTCCCGTAGCTGGTACGGTTTGGAATACATCAACATTTGCAAAAGATGGTTGTGCAACTTTTGGTTTATACCCATAAACTTGTGCCATTTCATAAATTGTTTTTCTATCTTCTGCATAAGCCAATAACATTTCTTTAAATTGTGTATCTACATAATAAGAAAGGACATCTCCAACATATGATGCCATTTCTATAAACATCATACCAGGTGAGGCCTCATTAAAGTCATTGTAAGTATTTGGATAATAAGTTTTTGCAAATTCTATTAAATTATTTCTAAAGGCACCAAAGTCTTTATTTAAATATCTAACATCTTTTTGAACTTTATCGGACATTTTCTTTCTCCCTATTCACCAGTAGCAAAATCTAATGTTATAGTTTCAAATACATCTGGATTTGATGTAAGACTAAATTCAATTTCAATAATTAATTTATTTGGTTCTATATCATCTGGCTGTACATTTAATTTTCCAACTATTACATGCGGTAACCAATCTGCCATTGATTCTGATATCTTTTGTGTAACAGATTCTATAAGTTCTTCACTCATAGGTTCAAATAAAGTCAAAAGTAAATCAGCACCAAATGTAGGTTGGCCCACTCTCTCACCTCTATTTGTCAATAATAAATTTCTAATATTACTACTTGTCTGTGAAAGTGTTGTAGAATGGCCTGGAAAAAATCCACTTCCCTCATCGTGATTCATTGGTAATTTCAAACCAATATTCACATCTGGGTCTAAATCCAAATCTAATGAACTTCTTGCTCTACCCATTTATTAACTCCATTATGGACGATAATTCGTCCCACCTTTTTTCTGGTCTATTGCCTTTAATACTTGTGAATAATCTTTTGTTAAGGCGTTTTGAACATGCTCAGGAACTTGATCAACATTCACACCAGCCTTCTTTATAGAATCAACTGCTGCTATTTCTCGTTTCTTTTCCTTTACGGACTCCGTGTCTCCTAAACCCGTTTCTCGTGCTAAAATTTGATTTATTTTACTACTATCAAAGACTCCACCACCCATAGTTTTAAATCCACCACCTTCTCCTTGTGGAACTCCACCAACGGTTTCATTTAAAACCTTGTTAAGTGCCTCATTTGAAGTATAGTTTACTTCCTTTTTAGGTTTAGTGTTATACTGCTTCCTAATAGGTTCTTTGAACTCTTTTTCAGTTGTTGAAGTTGAAACTAATTCGGTAAGTGAAGATGAATTGTTATCTTTAATAAATATCTCATTCACTTGTTTTTTAACTTCCTTACGAACTATCAACTCTATTATCTTTATTAGTTCTTGTTTTTTCATTATGAACTCCTATCCTTTATTTAATATAAATATTTTATTTTTATCTTTATACTATTTTTCCGACAACTGGACCTGCTGCTGGTGGTGCAGTATTAGTTCCAGCTCCCGTAAATATACTTGTTGTAAATGATGTATGTATTGATTTGGACATTACATCACAAACTTGTTCTATTGTTCCACCATCCATACCTTTTTTAGTAGATGGTGCAAATGGTGGTGGTGCTGACATTACGGTTGTTCCTACAGCATTTACAGTTTTAAGTGTATTACTAAAAGTTGTCATAAGTGCGGCAAATGTTGCAACGCTTGCACTAATTAAACTCATTGACGGATCCATTAACTTAAAACTCATCATCATTTGAGTTACCATTGCTGTTTGTCCAGGTGCTAAAGTAGCACCATTAACTTTTATTTTCTTACCAACTACTGATGGATCTGGTGCTCCTGATGGTGTTACTAAAGGTGCAGTAATCTGTACTTCAGCATCTTTTGCATAATCTACGATAGCTTTTGCAAACCCTTCAGCAGAATCTCTATCGGTTGCAACATTTTCTCTAACACCTGTAAAATTCTCTATAAGATTTTTTTTTAATTTATCTTTATTTAACATAATTAATTTGGTTTCATCAATAAATCACAAAGTTTTGAACGAATTGATTCAAAATCAGCAACTGATGGTGTTGCACTTATAGGTCCACTTGGTCCTGCTCCAGTTGGAATTGCGGTTATATTCAAAATAGATGTAATAAGTTCATCTAATATATCAGTTAATGCCTCACCATAAACGAGATGTTGTTGTCCCATATCATCTCTTTCTTTTACATATCCTGTCACACCTTGTGCCTTACCACCTATTCTTATAAACGAACCTTGATTATCTTTCATTCCTGCACAATCATCAAGATGTACTATTGCACCATCACAAGATTCTAAATGTGCCTTATCATCAAGTGTTAAAAAAGATGGACATTCACTTGATAAATAAATTTTATCTGATTTTCCTGTTTCACCACCACCTAAATCAAGTCGTGAATTTCCTGGTGTAATTAAACTTATACCACCTGGAACCATAGCCATAGAAGTAGCTCCACCTGAATTCATTGATACTCCATCATCTGCATCAACTGTATAACTTTTTTGTGTAGAAAATCCTATACCATCATGACTAAATCCAAGTATCTTACCTTGTTTGGTATTAAATGTAATTCTATCACTATTAATTGTAATTTGTTTTCCACCATTTTTTGGTTGGTCATCTTCTTGTTGAGATGACATATATTCATGATTTAATGCATTTGTATTTGTAATATCAAGTTTTACAGATTGGTCTGATGTCATCCATATGGAAGAACCATCAGCATTTATATCTTCTTCTACTGGTTTCTTAGGAGTATTTTTTAAATTTTCTACAATTCCACCTTTACCAAATGAATCTGCATCAACTAACTGACCAATTCTCATTAAGATATTTGGTGAATCAGGTTTACCTTCACCATCCCCATGTGATTCTGGTATAATATGACTTCCCAATCTTATTGAATTTCCCCATCTACCCTGTAAAACATTATCACCTTGATATGGCCATAATCTTCTAATATCTTCATTTATCTCAAAATGTTCATAAATAAAATCTTCATCTTCTAATTCTTCTGGTCGTGTTCCACTTCTACCAGGATTAACTGCTGTATTGGGATTACCAAATAAATCTACTCTATTAACATAATAATCTTGACCATTAAATGTTACTATAATAACATATTCACCTCTTATTGGCCATCTGTGCTCACTTGGGTCTAATGGTGGAATAAAACTAAGTGAATCAATATGATGGTTTTCTTGACTTATTAATTTTCTTGGTTTTATAGTTCCAAGTTTACTCCAGTCTTTTCCACTACCATCGTCTAAATCAGGAAGTTGTTCTTCTCGTAGTATGACCTCAATAACTTCGGCCAGTTCTAACTCATAAAATTCCCATTCTTTTGGATCAACATTACCTTCTTTAATAAGATTACGAACAGTAGATGTTGTTGGTAATCCTCCAGTTTTTTCTTGTTGAACTACATTTGGTCGTTTAGAATTTGAACCTTTAAGATTATTTTGCCAATATGACATTAATTATCCTTAGTGGTTTGAATATCATCAGTAATTTCGTCTGATTTTTTTTGTATATCAACAACTACATCATCTATACTTTTGAGTAGTTGGTCTTTTTCTTTATCTGATAAACCAAATTCTGCTTCAGCACCACCTTTGGCTTCAGCAGAAATTAATCGTTGAACTACGGTAGCCAACTTAATTAATTGTTCATCATTCTTTACATTTATTTCTAAATACTCCTTTATCATAGGAATTAACTGAATAGCCATATCCCCATCCTTGATAAAACTCGTAAGTTCTTTAACCAATAATTCTAATTGTGTTTTATTATGTTTAGAATTGTCATAAATGTCTTGAAATAAT